GAAGGAGCGTCCATAGACATACTAAGGAGTTCATCCATACTTGAGAACTGCATATTATTCCGTTTATTACGACAAATATAGTTTATTTAGCCGACTATAGCTTTACTGGAGTGGGATTGCCCCTAAGTTCGTAGAAATACTTCTTGGTGGATTTATGAATAGGAAAGAGGTTCCTTCCGTTACAGCTGTTGACGACATGAGCACCAGCGCTAAGGAAGAGGAGAAGCAAGAGGCTAAGTTCCGCATGGAAAATAAGGAAAAAATCATGCAGATTGAGGCGGAGATGGGCGAAAAGATTGAAACACAGAAGTATATTCCAGAAGACGAAGACGATTTGGCCCTGTATTTTGATTTAGAGTACAGGCTTCCAGAAGAAATATTGTTTGAGCAGCGTATTAAGAAAGTATTTGACAATAACGACTATCCCGTAATGAAGCGCAAGATTCTAAGGGATTTGATTGACACCAACTTTGCTTGGACTAAACTTAGTTACGACCCGAATGACAACATAAAAATCAGCATACCGAAGCCAGACAACATGATTTATAACGTGTTTGAGTCTGACAGCGGTAGAGACATTTCATACGTTGGGGAAGTCTACCCAATGAAGATTTCCGTACTTAGGAGAAAATACAATGTAGACGAAGAGACTTTATTCAAGCTTGCCCAAAAAGCATCAAGAGAGCTGAAGAGAAGCGAGAATTTATATTGGAAAGATTCTTATAAGTACACAGAAATTCGCCCTTATGATGACTATTCCGTTCTAATCTTTGACTTTGAGGTTAAAAGCGTAGACGTAGAATATTCGGTAAAGACTGAAAACAAGTTCGGCAATATGCTGGTTGTTCCAAAACAAGGAAAGCCAGTAGCGCCTAAAGGACAAGAGATTGTTGGAGAGGTTATTGAGACAAAGCGGATGAACATATACCAAGGAATTTGGGTATGCGACACCGACATCATGCTGAAGTGGGAAATTAGTCCTAATCAAATTAGGCCTTACCAAAACGGAGTTGACGTATTTTTCTCTTATTCAGTCATCAGCCCTAACGCAACAGGTTCTCTAATCCCATCAATGATTGAAAGGGCGCTTGGCCCAATAAGGCAAATGGTTCTTATTCGCCTTAAGATGCAGCAGCTGATTGCTACAATGAGGCCAGACGGCTACATGATTGACATTTCTGGATTAAGAGATGTTGACTTGGGCTTAGGAGATTCTGTAGAGCCGCTGAAGCTGATGAAGATTTGGGACCAAACTGGTAGAGTGTATTATGATTCTACTGGAGATGACGGAGAAAGAAAGTCTCCTCCCATTACTCCGCTTCCGTCTAACCAGAACGTTTCAATGCTGAATACTTTGGTTGCGCAGTATAACTTTGAACTGGAAAGACTTAGGGAAGAGATGGGAATTTCTGAATACAGAGACGGTTCATCAATACCAGCAAAGACTGGACTTGGTGTAATGCAGCAGCAGGTTCAATCATCTAACAACGCAACAGAATACATTTATCAATCTTGCGTACATCTTCTTGAAGAGACTGGAATGAAGATTTCTATGATGCTTTGGGATTCAATAGTCCTAAAGGCTAAGAAGTTTAAGGAGTTTGAGGGTTATGAGATGAGCCTTTTGGACATGACTTTTGACGTAAGAGTTAACATGATTAATGACGACCAGAGCCGTGCTGAATTAACGCAGTTAATGAATACTGCACTTGCTGCTGGCATGATTACCTATGAGCAAGCCTTTAAAATTAAGCATATTGAAGATGTAAAGCTTGCCGAGTTGTACTTAGCAAGAAGCATGAAGAAGGCCAAGAAAGAAGCGCAAGAGACTGCCCAGCAGAACGCACAGATGAACGCACAGATTCAGCAAGAATCAGCTGCCGCTAAAGCGAAGGGAGATGCACAACTGGAGCAAATGATGGCAGAAAGCAAGATTGCGGTTAATAGAAGTAAGAATGACGGAGACAAAGAAATAGAATTAATTAAGTTTGCTACCACAATGTACGCTTCAGCAGTAGGCAAAGGAATTGAACTTCCTGCCGAAATCAAACAGTTTGCTGACACCATTTTGGGCAACGCAATTCAGCCACAAATGCAAGAACAAGCAGCACAGCAAGCCGCAATGGAACAGCAAATGATGGCAGAAGAGCAACCAATGGAAGAGCAGGTTACAGAGGAGCAAATTACGGAAGAAATGCCTCCCCAATAAATAGTTTGTGTGTGTTTCATGGTTACGGGCGAGGTTTATACCTTGCCCTCTTTTTTTGTTAGTAAAAAAATTATTATATATTTGCTTAGTAGTTTAAGGACAAGTAAATCCTAAAAACAATAATAAATATGGAAATAGTAGACATTGTGCAAGAATACGCACAAACACAAGAACCAACGCCACAAACTCAAGAAACACAAACAGAAAGCTCTTTAACAAATGAAACGACAACTACGGAGGTTTCTTCTGCTCCTGCTCCTGAAAGTGTTACCAACGAATCGGCTTACGAATCGTTACTGTCCGGTAAAACTAACATAAGCGAAGAACCAACACTAGAGCCAACTACAGAACAATCAGCTGATGTTATTCAGATGAACGCAGCTGATGTTCAAAGCGAAGACGCTAGTGGGATGGAAGATGTTATTGATGAGGACGACTTCATCAAAAGCAAAACCGAAGGAAAGTTTTCTTCATGGGAGGAAGTGTATGAAGCTTTAGAGCAGCAGGCACAACCCAAGTTTGAAAATGAATTGTCAGAAGCCGTCTACAATATGCTTCTTGAGGGCAAGACAGAGGAAATTTTTGAAATTCTGGGCACAAAACAATTTGCTGATGATGTTCAAAACCTTCCAGACGAAGATGTCCTTAAAGCATATATCAAGGTTAACAACCCAGATTTTGACGACAATGACGTAGAAGACGAATTTAACGAATCTTATTCTATTGATGAGTACCAGTTTGACGAATCAAAGCTTAAGAGGGAACAAAAGAAGCTGTCCCAGCGCATTAAAAACGATGTGCAAGACGCAAAGCAGTTCTTTGAGAATCTAGCTCAGGACATAAAACTTCCTGAATTGTCTAGGCGACAAGTGGAACAAGCGCCACAAGAAGATGCAGAAATGGAAGCAATGATTCAAGAACAAAGGTCATTGTATCTTAACTCACTTAATGGCGTAGAATCCAGAATTAGCACGTTGCCTTTCCAATGGAGAGACGACAAAGCTAATATGTCTGTCAATGGTAAGTTTGACATCCCTGCGCAGGAGTTGTCAAAATACAGGCAGGCAGCAGAGAACCTTGAAGACTATCAAGTAAACAGGTACTACAAAGACGGTCAGTACCAGTCAGACAAGATGGTTAAGGAACTTTACATAGCCGACAATTTTGACAAAATCCTAAATTCAGCTATTTCACAAGCGGTTAATCAAACCCGTTTAGAGATGCTGAAGCAGAGCAAAAACATTCAATCAGAACAGTTTACGTCTGGTACATTTAAACCAAATGCAGCGGATGACGAGAGAGCAATGCTTGACCAGTTATTCATGGGACATTTAAGAAGACAGAGTTAATAACTTTTAAAAACAAATAAAATGCCTAATTCATTTCCAGCATATAGCCAAGGTGCTATATCAAGTTCGGCAACAAACAGAGCTTTGTTGAACGACTTAAACATTTTTGACCGTTCTTTCGAGAAGAATCTCGTTAGAAAATACGGCGCAGAGAACTACGCTATCGTACAGATGGCCCTCGGTAATTCAGTTACTGAAGCCAAAAGCGACAACCGTTTGTTCTACCACTATGAGAAGCGTGGATTGCACCAAGCAGTTTCAGTAAAGGCAGCAGTTGTTGCACCAGCAGCAGGCGCTAACGTTACTGTAACCATTGGTAGCTCTTCTGCATCTACTTTTGCAAATGACCCTTCCTACTACAGCTCATCACTTCCTCTTCGCCCCGGTGAAGTTGTTCGTATCATGACTTCTGGTATTGAAGGTCAAGTTGTTTCAGTTTCTACTGGAGCTTATCCTTTGACTGCTGTAATCCGTCCTCTCGTAGCTAGCCAAGCTTTCGTTTCAGCTGGTTCTGCCAACCTCCTTGCATCTGATTTCTTGATGCTTCGTGGTGCTGTTAACATCGGTGAAGGTTCTACAGTTCTTAATGGTATGTCTCCAATCTTGGATAAGATTGAGAACACTACTACAGAGCACAGGGACGACTTTACCATCACTGACAGGGCTTCAATCGAGAAGAACGAAGTTGATTTCGGTAACGGAAACTTCTACTACTACTACCTCGCCCAAGACGACATGAACCGTCGTTACATGAACAACGCTTTCTTCAAAATCATGGAAGGTGTTGCTGTAGACAACATCACTGGTACTGTTGGTACAACTGGTGTTATTCCTCGTGTAGCTGCTGGTGGTAGCACTATTCAGTACACTTCTGGCCAGTTTGGTGGTGTTTCTGGAACTGACATGTCTAACATGCAGACAATCACTCGTTCTTTGAACTTCTACGGTGGTTCTGGTGAGTATCATTTCTTGCAAGACATCTTTCAGCGTCAAGAGGTAAACAACCTTCTGTTTGGTAAATACAACAACGGTGCCATTTCTTATGGTTCTGTAGGTGGAAGCCAAGAAGCTGCTGCATCTTATGGATTTAGCTCCTTCATGATTGATGGTTACACTTTCCACTTCTTCTTGAACAACATGTTCAGCCCAGAAGCTGTGTACCATATCAATCCGGGTGCTTTGGTTCCAGAAAAGCGCAACTACGGTGTATTGATTCCTCAAAAAATCAACAGCGATGCTAAGACTGGTAAGCAGTTCCCTAGCTTCCAAATTGTATTCCAAGAGGTTAACGGACAAAGGATTCTTACAACCGAAACTGGTATGCTTGCTCCACAGAACAAGACTACTACGGCTAACAAGACCTTGTCGATGCTCAGCTTTCCTGGTGTCAGAGTTTTTGCCGCCAACCAGTACGCCATCGTGGAAGGAATCTGATAATCAATCAGTTACGTATTATAATAAAAGCTCAACCATTAACTTGGTTGGGCTTTTTATTTATATTCTATCTTGTATTTTTTATACAATACTCTAGAATTTTTTATTGCAGAAACAATAGAAGACGGCTTGCTATCAATTAATTTTGACAACTCTGTAACCGAAATAGACTCAAATACTTCACCAGAAATAACGTCCGTTACAATCATCGGCCTTATTTTTTCGTTTATATACCTCCTGCGAATTTCATTTTCAATTCCTTCTGTTATGTTTTCTTTATAGATTACTACATAGCCTCTTACTGTCTTAGATTTCCCTTGAAGACAATTCTTAATAAGCATTTTAGTAATCCCAATTTTTATTGAAGCTTCCATTGCTGATGGGTATTCGGCTATAAATCCGTTTTTGTCATACACCATCACGGGCTTAGTTTGTTCAGCGTAATGTTCCCTTAGTTTTGTCTTTACTGATTCTGGCCTTTTTTTCCCTTTCTTCATTTCTGAAAAATGTTTCTTCTGCTCTTCATCCCATCTTGGGCCCGGCCTTCCTTTCATCTTGTCCTTCGCCTCCTGCGTATGCTTATAGCCTATAGGACTTCCTGCTTTTCTTGCTATGTTAAACCCATTGTCATCAAATGGCTGAAAAATGTCAAGGTATAATTGTTCCATTTTCAGCAATTCTTCCTTCTCGCATGCATGCACAGCGCTGAATGTTAAGTGTTCTATTCCGTACTTATTTGCAAAATTCTTCAGCTTAGGATTACATCCTTCATTATGAATTATTTTTTTCTTGTGGACAGCGTACCTTTGCTTGAATGACGTTGCGCTTCCTATGTAAATTCTTGCGTCAATGTCGTTTGTTATAACGTAGATTCCTGTCTTTGTTTTAAGGTTGTTTATGTACTTCATACTACAAATATACAAACTCCTAGTTAACTAAAGAATTATTTCTTATTTAATTAAATATTTCTAGCTTTGTTAAGCATGACGTGTTTAGTGTTTAATTGTTTAAGGCTGGGTTTCTACCCGGCCTTTTTATATTAAAGTTTGGCACGTTGTTTGCAATAAGTATATTTGTAACAAGTTATTTAACTAAAAACAATAATTATGTCGAAAGCAACATCCGAGTTGGCAAGTACACCAACTCAAGGGACGCAGCCTTCTTTAAGTTTTAAGAAAGCTACTACCAAAAAAACAAAGAAGAAACCAGACATGTACGTATTTAGGCTGGTTTACGAACATCCAAAGATGTATGAGGGTTCTAGTATTTTTCCTCCAAGGTTTACTGTAACTAACCAAGACAATGTTTTGTTTAATTATGGTACTGAAGATGAGCCAGATTTTAGGCCAAGGCAAATTAGGTACTTGGATGGCTTCCCTACAATCTTTGTAGACGAACAAGAAGAAAAAAGTAACATTACTGATTCTGTTACGGGAAATCCAAAGAATGTCATCAGCTTTGACAACGGGCACTTAACTGTACCAGCATGGAATAAGCCTTTGTATGACTTCCTTATGGCATCTAACCAATGCGAGCAGAATAAAAATAAACTGAAGCAAGTTAAGAATACATTTAGGCTGCTTGATTTTGCTAACTCTGACGTAGACGTTGTAGAGATTGGCAAGAGAAAAGATTTAGCTTATGACATGGCCCGTAACGCCTCACTTGATGAGATGATTCCACACGCAAAATTCCTAGGTATTTCATTTGTTCACGCATCAACTGGAGAAGAGAGAGATTGGGATGCGGTACGTGAAGATTATAAATCAAAAGCGCTTGAAAATCCAGAAAACTTCCTTTTATTTGCAAACAACCCAAGAATTAAGACAATCTTCTTGATTGAGAAGGCGCTTGAAAGAGGGGTTATTACAACAAATCTGGTAAAAGGGCAGCTACATTGGTTAAGTTCAAAGCAGCTAATTACTCCACTAGACACAAGCAAAAATGTAAAAGAAGCTATTGCTGACTTTGCTACAACCGAAGAAGGGGATTCTTTTCTTAGGACACTCAAAGTTCAGTTAAGTCTGTAACGTTTATAAATTTAAGGTTAACGAGGCTGGGTTTCTACCTAGCCTCTTTTTTTTTCTTATATTTGTATAAATTAGCATGCATGAATGTCAATGATGTCTATAGTTTAATGCGATTCATTGCAAGAAAGAATCAGCTGACGAGTTTGTCTCCAGCTGAATTTCAGTATGCATTTAATTCAGGCAGCAGAAATTATTACGATTTTTTAGTTGGAAGAATAGAGCAATATAGGTACGACAAACCAACTCCTAGGGTTGGACTTTCAATGACAGACAACGTAGTAAGTAGGCTTGCTCCTTTTATGGTAAGTGCAACTCCTGCTGTAGTTTCTGGTTCTGTAACAAAGCCAGTAGGATTTAATAAGCTTCTTTCAATGAATACGCCTAACAACTTTTCAATGAAGAGGTTTGAGCAGAATAGGCTTGCTGAAAGATTGCAGGATTCTATAGACCCGGTAAATGAAGCAAATGCTTTCTATGTTGAAGAGTCAAGCGTATGGAAAGTATACCCAACAACAGGAATAGCTACAGTTACAATAAAGTACCTTACATTACCTACAGATGCTGTTTGGGCATTTACTCTTGACGGAAGCGGAAGGCCTGTATATAACCCAGTAGGAAGCGTTAATCCACAATGGTACGACAATGACATTGACGAGGTTGTTGGTAGGGCGCTGAAAATACTTGGTGTTAGTATTAAAGAAGGAGCATTACTTAATTATGGCCAACAGGTCATACAATCTGGAGAATAATGGCAAGTACAACAAGAAAGCAGCTTATTGACAGAATACTCCGATTTTATTATGACGGGGTTCCGGATGAGGCTGCCACTATTACAGAAAACGAAGTAGACTTATACATAAATGACGCAATAGCTTCAGTTATGAATAAGCAGGCTATGGATGCATATAATATTACAGGTATTATGTCCGTTCCAGAAGGCTACGTTACTACCTATACAATCAGCACTCCTGCCTTAAATGACAGTACAGGATTTTATACGTCTTCAATACCGCATCCGCCTATGGGATTGCCCGGAGATTCTGGGGTTGTTGGTGTATTTTTTGGTGGAGGAATGGGACAGAGTAAGCCAGTATTGTATGTAGCTCCACACGAGGTAGATTATTTTATGTTTATGCCAAAACCTCCCCAAGCAGCGTTTTATTGGATTGAGGGCTCTACTATTTACTTCTGGGCCAGAACAGACTTGACTAGAACTAATGACACTATTTATATAAGGATGGCGACTAACGTTCAGAACAGTAATTCAACTGTTTTAAATATTCCTCCAGATGCAATTGACTTAGTGTTTAGTTCTGTAATTCAGAAGCTAATGCCAAGGAAAGGAATAGTGCAAGATTTGATTAATGATGGAAGCGAAATAGCATAAAAAATAAGCAATGCCAATAGAAAATCAAATAGAAAGAGATGTTAAGCTGTCGGATTGCGTAATGATGTACATTGACGAGAGCAAACAAACCACTAGAGAGTTTAGGAGGTTGTGGGCATTGGCGTTTCGTGGATTGACTGACATAGGACTTGACGTTTCTTGGACACCCAAGACAACGCTGATTAACGTTAACGCTAATCTTACTGCTGACGTACCTACAGACTTTATTGACTGGGTAAAAATTGGCGTATTTAATTCTCTTGGAGAGGTTGCCACACTTAGAGTAAACGAGCAGCTTACTACATATAGGGACAATGTTTCTACAAGACTAACCGACATCCAATCAGAAGTAGGGCAAGATGCAAATTATTTGCAATACCCATATTGGTTGGGTGGATGGGATGACAATGGCTACGAGCATTATTTTGGAGCTGGCAGTTCACTTGTTCAGGCAGGAGAGTGCAGGTTTGACAAAGCAAATGGCTTAATTGTATTAGACCCTCACTTTGCATATACGCAAGTTGTTTTAGAATACATCAGCAGTCCAATTATGGATGATGATTATTCTGTTGACTTAAAATGTCAAGAAGCGCTGATTGCTTGGCTGAGGTTTAAGGACATTCAAAGCTTGCCTTCTAACAGGATGGTAAACATCAGCGA